CGAGGCTCAGACGCGGGGAAGGTCTTTCTTTCGCGGCAACCGTTCTGAAGTGCTCTCGGCTCCTCGTTCTATGGTCGCTTCGGCGAAGCGCATCGACCTGAAAAGTAACAATTCGGTCAAGGCCCGTAAAGCAGTTCAGGCTTTAGGTTGGCAAAAAGACGTTTGGGCTTTGTACGACCTCGTCCCCGAGTTCCGTTACGGGTGCAACTGGGTGGGCAACATTTTGTCTCGCGCTCGTCTTGTCGTTCACCGCGACGGCAAACTGATGAACAAAGACGATCCCGCTTTTGAAACAGCAAACTCCATTTTGTTGGAACTTTTTGGCGGGCCTGAAGGTCAAGTGGAAATGTTGCGCCTTTTGGGACTGCATTTCACGGCCATTGGGGAGTCGTTTATTGTCGGCTGGGTTGAGGACGGCGAACAGTATTGGGAAGTTGTTTCCAGTTCTGACTTGAAGCAAAACTCTGGCCGGTACGAACTCGACGGGGAAGAACTTCCCGAGGGCGAAACAACCATTATCCGTTTGTGGCGACCACACCCCAACAACCGCAAGCAGGCTGACTCTCCGGCGCGAGCTCTGCTTCCCGTGTTGGGTCAACTGCACAAGTTTGACCAACACATTGCGGCGCAAACAGATTCTCGCCTTGTCAGCGCAGGCGTTCTCATTGTCCCCACCGAGTTAGAGTTCGGTCGAGCGAACACGGCAGACGCCGACGGGGATTCCTCGGATGCTTCTTCTGCCGCTCAAGATCTCATGCAAGAGTTTGTGGACATTGCGCAGGAAGCGTTAGCCGACCGTGAGTCTGCTGCCGCTTTAGTGCCTTTGGTTTTGCAGGTTCCCGGCGAATACGTCGACAAGGTCAAGCATCTGAACTTTTGGAGCGACTTCGACGAGAAAGTTGGGGAGCTTCAGGAAAAAGCTCGCGCACGCTTGGCGATTGGCATGGACATGCCACCGGAGATCCTCACCGGTATGGGCGATTTGAACCATTGGAACGCTTGGCAGGTTGAGGAAGCGTCTATCAAGGCTCACATTCAACCGTTGCTGGAAGTCATCACCGGTTCGATCACGAGAGGGTTGCTTCGCGACTTGCTGGAAGAGGAAGGCGTTGACGACGCTTTTTCTTATTCCATTGAAGCGGACACGACCGACATTCGTTTGCGCCCCAACCGTTCTAAGGAAGCGTTGGAGCTTTACGACCGTGGAAAACTTTCCGAATCTGCCCTCCTGCGGGAGAACGGGTTCGACCCGGAAGTTGACGCTCCTACTGACAGCGAGCGCGACCTGTGGCTTTTGCGCAAGGTTGCGCTCGGTTCGCCAACTCCAGAAATGGTTGCGGCGGCGTTGGAGAAGTTGAACATTGTTTCTGGGATTGTTGTTGATCCGACGGATGGGATTCGCGCTGACCAGCCGCGAAACTTAGACGGGCATCCTGTGCGGGCGCCTGACTTGGACGACATCAATCAGGCGTCTTTGGTTGCGGCGGGTGAAGCTCTCGTCATGAGGGCTTTAGAGCGAGCCGGCAACCGGATCAAAACCCGCTTCGGGTTGAGGAACACCACCGATATGGCGTCGGAGTTGTACTTGCACGCCCCGGATATGTCTGCCGCTGACTTGGATTTCCTGTTGGAAGATTCCTGGTCAACGGCGCCTGTCTTTGCTGAGCGGTACAACACCGACCCAATAGTGTTCACTAATGCGCTGTCGAATTGCACTCGCATGTTGCTTGCCAGTCGAGCTCCGTTGGGTTCTGACACTGTCCGACAGTATTTAGAAGCGGCAATGGTTAGGAAACTGGTGTCCTAATGGACTTGGTTGCTTTTGCTGCGGAGCGTAACGCCCGCCTTGTTGCCGCAGATGAGGAAATTGAAAGTCTTGTCCGAGCTGCTTTGTCTCGATGGGGTGCCGCAAATTGGACTGAACCGATTGTGACTGGCGCGTCGGTGCTGTTTTTGGAAATCTTGGAGCGAGAGAATCCAACAGCACCAGCCGAAAGCTACCTGCCAGCTTTCCAACGTGAACTTGAAGAAACGTTGCAGAAAACTAAACGTCCCGAGGCCATTGACCGGGACGTCCAAGTTGCCCGCATCACCCGTTGGATTGGCACTTACTCAGTGAACTCGGCCACCTATTTTGCCACTCGCGGGGTGGCGGGTCGCAAAATCTGGGTGTCAATGGGCGATGATGATGTTCGTTCGACACATCAACAAGCAAATGGTCAAAGCGTTCCCTTGTTGGGACTTTTTGATGTTGCTGGTGTTCGGATGAGATTTCCGGGGGAGCCGGTAGGCCCTCCCGAGGTTTGGATAAATTGCCGTTGCCTTGTGGCTGCGGATGTTAGAGGAGAAGCGACAGTGAACCCTGAAACTTTTGAGATGGAACCTGCTGTTGAGCGGGAACAGGACGACATGGTCGACGAGGTCGACGATGACGGAATGGTTGACGAGGTTGTGGAGATCCCTGTTCACGGGATTCTTGCGCCGGAGGGTTCACCGTCAGGCGATGGCCGTCAGTTTGCGGTAGGCGCTTTGACAAGCCGAGAATTGCCGTTGCCGTTGCTGTTTCAAACAATGTCAGGCGAGAGCGGTCATGTGAACTCTGTCGCCCCGGCACGCATTGACAAGATTTGGCGCACCGACGACAACATGCTCGCTTTTGAGGGTGCAATCAACCCAAATCACGATTATGCAGACGAAATTGTTGACGGAATTGTTTTCGGCAACATTCGTGGCGTCAGTGTCGACATTGACGATTATGAATTGCAAGCTCCTGAGTTCAGTGATGACGGTGAACAGCAGGGGACGATGATGTTTTCTCGTGCTCGCATTGCGGCGGCAACGATTGTTGCAATTCCTGCTTTCCATGAGGCATATATTGCTTTGGGTTATTACGGAGAAGAACCTAAAGAGCAAGAAGATTCCGATGAGGACGATGTACTTGTTGCCTCTGTTGCACCGGAGGGTGCTCGTGAGGAAGCTCAGCGAGGAATTGACTGGGTTGCTGAAGGTCACGGCGGGTCTGGGTTAGAGCCGGCAACTATTCAACGCGCTCGAAGGATTGTTTCTGGCGCTGATTTGACGGACGATCACATCAAGCGGATGCGTTCCTTCTTTGCCCGCCACGAGGTGAACAAGAAAGCTGAAGGGTTTTCTCCAGGAGAAGATGGCTACCCATCTCCTGGTCGCGTTGCGTGGGCTTTGTGGGGAGGCGATGCCGGTTTCTCTTTCGCTAAAGCTGAAGTGAAGCGGATGGATCGCGAAGCCGATGCAGTCGCGGGTGAGTTCCGCGACTACAGCCCGGAGGAGCGCAAGGATCTCGCTGGAGAGGGCAAAGCAATGCCTGATGGCTCTTATCCCATTGCTGACGAAGAGGATCTGAAAAACGCTATTCAGGCGTATGGCCGAGCGTCAAATCCTAAAGCAGTAAAAGCGCATATTGAGAAGCGTGCCCGCGAGTTGAACTTGGAAGATTTGCTGCCCGAGTCGTGGGATGAAGATTCCATGCAGGCCAGCGCAACTTTTGCGCCAGGAACAAAAGATGGCCCCGGCTGGCTCACGAATCCTCGCGCCACTGCCCGAATCCGTCGCTATTGGACTCAAGGTGAAGGCGCCGCGAAGATCCGTTGGGGTTTGCCTGGCGATTTCAACCGTTGCCGACGTCAAATGGCTAAGTATGTGAACCCTGCTTTCCTTGCTGGAACGTGCGCGAACATGCACAAGGAAGCAACGGGAACATGGCCGGGCCGTCAGCGTGGAGATTTGACGTTGACTGAAGGGTCATCGCCAGCAATGTCGCTTGTTGCAGCAGCAGTAGATCGTCTGATCGAAAGCACTTGGTTCCACGATCCTGAACTTGCTGGGCCTACTGCTATCACTGTCACTGAAGAGGGCCGCATTTTTGGGCACCTTGCAACGTGGGGCACTTGCCATATTGGATTCGAGAAGGTTTGCACAACACCGCCCAACTCAAAAACTAATTACGCCATGTTTCTTCTAGGAGCGATTGATACAACTGATGGGGAAGTTGCTGTCGGCCAAATCACTTTGGGCACTGGGCATGCGTCTTTGCGTGCGGGCGCTCGAGCGGCAGCATCTCACTACGACAACACTGGGTTGGCTGTTGCCGACGTTACGGCGGGTGAGGACGGCTACGGGATTTGGGTTTCAGGCGCCATCCGTGCGGGCCTTTCAGATGAGGAATTGCGTGAGTTGAAAGCGGCGAAGCTGTCTGGAGATTGGCGTAAAGTTGGCGGCAATCTAGAACTCGTTGCGGCGCTTGCTGTCAACGTCCCCGGCTTCCCGGTTCCCCGGACAGCACTTGCGGCTTCGGGGGGTCACCAAACGGCACTTGTTGCGTCGGGAATTGTGGAGGAGAACATGGCTGAAATGGGTGGCGTCAAAGTCGAATTGAACGTAGATCAGGCTGTTGGCCTGGTTGCGGCGGTCGCTGATGAACTTGAGTACCGTCAGGAAAAGCGTGACCGTCTGGCCGCTGCGCGAATCGCTTACGATGCTGAGGTAAGCAAGCGTCAGAACGTTCGAGCGACACGAGCTCTGGCCGCTAAATCTCTCATTGAGGTGTAGTCATCGGCTGTAATTGCGGTTCGGGTAAGGCGGCAAGAGTTAGTTGGACTCACTTGAAGCCAGACGGATCGTCGAAAACATATTCCACCGAGATTGAAGCCAATGCGGCAAAAGGTCGCTTTGGCGGAACGGTGAAAAAGAACGGCGGGTGAGTGGTTCCCCGCCACATAGGACCTCCCGGTCTGCACAGCCGGGAGGTCCTTCTTTTATTTCTATCGGCGTGTCGAAATTGCACAGGTTTATCCACAGGCTGTGGATGTGGCACAATTCGCAGTAGAAGCTACACCTTGCACTCCCGTCGAAGCGCGGGCGGCTCACCCATGAAGCCTGTCCCTATTTTCAAAGCTCACAAGGAGTAGCAATGGACCGCATCGAGTTCCCCGAGGACCTCACCGCCCTTTCGGCGGATGAGCTCTCAAAGCTTAGTGACGACGCACTTGAGCGTTTCAAAGCACTGAACGACATTCCCGAGGCCGAGATCGACGACGAGCAGCTTGCTGAGCTCGAAGAAATCGCCGCTGGAATCACGACCATCCGTAGCGAGCGTGTTCGTCGCGACGAGATGGCAGTTGACCGCGCAGACCGC